GGTTGGTGATCAAGTTTACTTCGACTGGTGCCTTTACGCCATAGTGAGAGGCTGCTGATTCCATCAGATCCTTCAGGTTCCTGACGTGCTTCTTAGGCATCCGTACAGGTACTTCGAAATCGAGTTCGTCGTGGACCTGCAAAGCTATTCGCCCTTCAGGATATTCTGAAGTGAGATAAGCATCACAGAGAGCCATGGCACGCTTGACGATGACTCCTTCTGCTCCCTGAACGATATAGTTCACTCCTGCGTGGGCTGCTTTCTCTTCGCGTCCTGTCCACTTGTTGATGTGTGATTTAAGTTCCAGAGGATATGAACCCAAGGTTTCGACGTAACCAACCTCATTGATCGTCGCTTTGGTCGCTTCGATGAATTCGTGTGCATGGGGGAATAGAGTTGTGACGGTATCCCACAGACCCGGGATACCGGCAGTGGCTTCAATCTTTCTCGGAGAAGCTCCGAAGACGAAGCCAAAGTTGACGTTCTTAGCCACACGTCGTTGGGCCTTCGTAGGTGTCTCGGTGGGCGGAACATCGAATATCTTGCGTGCCACGAAATCGTGAGCGTCCCAGCCTCTGTCGAAGGCATCCATCATCTCCTGTTCGTTAGTGATCTTGGCAAAGATTCTGAGTTGCAATTGAGAGTAGTCTGCTGTCACCCACCACTTATCTGGAGGTGGACCAAAACAGGAACGCATGGAAGGTGAAGCACGTAACCAACGAGCGATATCAGGTGCATCGTCTTCGTAGGGATTACCGGCCTTGGTTATGTTCTGAGCATTAGGATTCTTACTGCTAAATCGGGTGGTCTTGGTTCCTGTGATGTTAAAGGATGGATGAACGTATCCACTGGTGCTCCTTGATCGTTCGTACGACTGTAACGAGGTTAGCTTCTTCTCATACTTCTTCAGGCTCAGGTAGCAGCTAAGGAATTGATGCTGCTTGGTTCCGGGTTGTGCCAGTTCGTGTAGCTTGAGGATGCACTTGGCGTCTACTGAGTTGTTGCCAGTCTTGGTGAGTGTAACAGGTTCAAATCCCCAATCTTGAAAGAACAGCTTACGAAGCTTAGTGTCAGTGATGTCTTCAATACCTGAAAGCTCAGTGACTTTCTGAGAGAGAATACCAATGTACTTGTGGCAGGCTTCCTGTGCCTCCTTCAGTTCAGTTGGTCGTACCCACAGTCCATGAGTCTCCATCTTCCATACAATGTGTTCGACCTGACGATTGATGTTGAGTAGTTCAGTGACTTGGTCTCCATGACGTTCGAGGAGTTGGTGGAAGTAGAACTCAGCCAGTTCAAAGGTGTTGACACAGTCAGCCTTCAGGTATCGCAGCATGACTGAGCTAAGGACTGAATCACTAAGAGTGGGTCGGAAAGCTGCAGGGATATGTTTTCGTATGGCTGCTGGTAACCAGAAGTCCATTCGGTTCCATTTGTTGTTCTTTCCACAAGGAAGGAAGGATGGATGAGATCCCTCAGCCGATGCGATGAGCCAGTCTCCATAGACTGCTTTGAAGCGTTTGGTTCTCGTGAGTCTACGGCATTTGTCAACGACACTAATCAACTCCTTGTCTTCAGGGTAGCCTCGCTGCAAGTATTTCTGAGTGAGGAAGTCTAAGCTAAGTTCGTCAGTCGAGCAGTAGAGGTGAGCGAGGGTGGTGGTATCTACGATTCGTTCCCAGAACTTTGGGTTGGCTGGTTCGTCCCATTCATAGATTCCTGCTTCACATAAGCAGGCTATATCGAACTTCGCGTTGTGGGCGACTAGCATATCTGCATTATCGAACATTGCCCTTAATTTTGGCGAATGCTCTTTGGTGCGTTTGCGTGTCATCGGGTCTACATCAACTGTGCTGTGCTTGAAACTCGCTCCATCATAAGTTCCTATACTGAATGTGGTACTTTCGTTGCGTAGGTGCAGACCCCCGGTTTCACAGTCGAACGCTATCATACATGTTTCCAAGATTTGCCGAGTTTGATGTAGCTTATTGCACTGGGCGTAACATTAAACTTTCGACTTATTTCGCTGCCACCAATACCTTGGGCTAGGTCGGCTTTTATCTGAGCCACATCCGCCTCGGTAAGTTTACACTTATTGTTCTTAGTGCCGATAGGTCTTTGGCACCTTCCCTTCGCGTCTCTGTCAATCATGTTGTCTTGATGTGTCCCTAACCATAAATGTTCAGGATTTATGCACGAAGGATTGTCGCAGCTATGGCATACGAATTTGTCACCAATTGGTTCCTGCTTGAACACGATATAGGATAGTCTGGCTGTTGCAATGCTCTTGTACCCTATCTGTGTTTTTGCCCTCCCTTCTGGATCGCAGTAACGTGTGTAATTCCAGCACCCACTTTCATTAACTACTATACGCGTCAATAGCATCACTCGTTTCTTTAGCATGTACTCTTCGTCGGTGAGCATTTCGTCTAGGGAATTGTAGTGTTTGTAGTCAAACATACTCGTATCCGAAAAAGAAGCCCGCTGGGTTAGAGCGGGCTATAGGGAAAGATAAGGCACGGCTTTTGTGGTTATCGCACTATGATGCTTACTTGTTGCTTAGTTTTCAGCAATCCCCCAGCCATCCGTCCAGTTGCCCGTTCGAACCGCTAAGTGCCTTATGTACCAAAGTTACGGAAGGATCAGGTCAGCGTAGTTGGCTTTGACCTTCTTGCCATCGCGTTCAAGGGTCACAGTACCAGCATCGTCGTCTGCTGCGATGACCTTGAAGGTCAGGGCTTTGGGTGACTTCGCTGGCTTGTAATCGACTTCAAAGCCAACCCAATCGCTCGGAACGAATTCTGCTTCAGCAGCATCTGCAGTATCGTCTGCTTCCTCGGCTGCAGCTTCTTCAAGTTCTTCTGACCATTCATCTGTAGTGTCGTCTACGTCTGCTGAGTCACCTTCAGTATCTTCTGGTGAAGAGAAGTCCTGATCGTCTGCTTCAGCAGCCAGTCCTGCGATGTAGAAGTTGTTGCCCTTGCCGTCCTTACGTTTGACGACTCGGATCATGACATCTTTACCAACTGTGGACTTGATAGCAGCGTCGATCTGGTCGAGGGACAAGTCCTTCGTGTCGATGCCCATCAACTGGAGATCGCACATCAGGTTGTCCAGACCCTGCTCAGCAGTACGATACGGGCTGTCACTCAGTCCGTGTAAGATACCGATACGGTGACCGTTGTACTGCTCCTGACCAGCAACAGTACCATCTACCTTGAAGTCAAGGATGAAGTACGTGTTGCCGTCTTTGGTGATAATGTTGTTGCGACTGAACTTGGTGATGACCTCACCCGGAGGACCAGCGTAGTCCTGCTGAGGTGTAGTCTTCTTAGCGACTTCCACATGCTTCTTCAGTCGAGCATTGGACTTCATGAGTGCTGCGAGGGAGGTTACTTCTTGGGCCATTTGAGGTTCTTTCTTGTAATGGAGATGGAACAAATTGACACTGACTTTACATACCTAACGCTTCTTTGAGTTTACTCCATGTTTCCTTGGCTGATTCTCCACAGTCGATCTCAGTCATCCCTTCCGGGGTACACCATGACTTAGCTGTGTAATAAGTCGTGGGTGACAATCCGATGAATCTACGCTCACCGACTGTGTTCTTCTTCTTGGTTTTCTGGTCGATGGAGACAAGGATCTCCTGACCCATGAAGAAGACACCGTGAAGATCCTTGGACGTGTACTTCCAGATGTTCTTATCAAGCTCTGGACGATACTGATCGTAGTCAGGACCATTTGGGTTGTTGACTGGCTTGAACGTCGAGTGAGCGATCAGTACGACGTTGTAGCCCTTGGCTACGATCTCCAGCATGGTCTTAAGAAGTTCTGAAGACCAGAATGCTTCAGCAGCTTTCGTGTAGCCAGCGTAGTAAGCTGTGAAGTCCTTGCTGTCCATGTCACTGTCAAACAACATTGAAGCACAGTGCTGGTAGCAGATGTCCTGCAGACCAGAGGTGCTGTCAATGACCAGTGTCTGACGATCATGCTTACCATCACGGAATCGCTGCATCGCTGTCATGCAACGCAGGTATCCGGGATGACCACCAGCAGGGATCTCATCATGAGGTGCCAGTGGTTCCAACTGGATGATAGGAATATCGGACGGCACAAGGTTTCGTTCCTTGTACAGATAGATGCCCTGTTCTCCACTGGTGGTAATAAACATAGGTGCTGGGAATTGAGCAGCCAGTGTTGTCTTGCCCATTCCGGGAGGACTGTAGAGCATCAGGAATCGACCATGCTGAGGCTTAGCTTCAATCAGGTCTTCAAAGATGTTCTGAGAAGAAGCAGTAATAGCAGGTCGGTTGGTTGGTGGTACGGGTTGTCGTTTGATTGGACGTTGGGGTGTGCTCATCGGTATGATACTTTTGGTCTAAGGCCGAGGGTTGATCCAGTAAGACGGAAGTTGCGGAAGCGTTCCTGAGTGCCTTCCATAAAGGGGTTGTAGAGTCCGTAAGGTGTTGCCCAATGAAAGCGGTTGATTTCATCCTTTCGGTTAGGGTGTGTCATGTACGTGTACCAGTCTAAGAACGCTTCGAGCATCGGGTACAGGCACCCGTGCATGAATCTTTCGAATCGTTCTTCATCAGGTCTGATCCAATATCTGAAGAAGTGGTAATCACGATCCGTGTCAATTGCTTCTGCAAGTCGCAACCTGAACTCTTCTCGTGATTCTTTGGTCTTTTGTCTTGGTCCCCTGTAGCCGAAGCCACCGGGACGCCTGATGTGCTGGTACCAGATCCTTTCTGGAAGATAACCGTACGAAGCCTTGTAGAGAAGCTGGTACATGTTGACTTGAAGGTTGCGATCAATCTCGCGAGCAATGTCATCTTCACTCCATTCTCCACGGCATTTGTTTTCCATGATGACTGCGTCACCTTCACCGTCGATAAAC